ACCTACTGCTTCATGATAAATGTTTCCATTTATTGTTGTTTTGTATCCAGCTTCAGTACCACCATAATTAACAGCCTGCTTATATGGGTCAAGATTACCAAAACCACCTGCGTTTAAACAAACGATTCTAGGACAGTTAACAGTAAAATTATGCAAGTACTCTCCTGAGAAACCTAATGCTAAAACACCATAAGAACCTATAATACTTTCAGCAACATCTAAAGTACCTGTTATCGGGCCTTTAAATACTGCTCCAAATGCATTGCCATTATATATATCTTTAAGACTATTACATTTAAAAGTCAATGTGCTAGGATTGTCACAATCAATGAAACAACATCCACCTGATGCTCCTGATGTAGTTTCAGCACTATCAAATTCTATAACTACATCTGTAAGTGTAATGTTATCAAGTCTAATTAAGTTTTGATTACCAAAGAATTTAGCATATCCTAAAAATTTAGTACCTACTAAAGTACCTCCTGTATTAACTATTCCTCCAGTCGTAAAAATAACACCAGGGTATGAGAAGTAAGTTTTACCACTATCTAGTGCAATAACTTCAGTGTATTCATCAGGTTGTAGAAAAACAATATTAGAAGCTGCTTGTGCTGCTGCAATAGTTGCATACGGTTTATTTCCGTTTCCAATAACCGCAGTTAAGTCATCTCCTGTTGTAGGATTAACAAATGCTACTGTAGGGATTTCCCAAGTGTTTTCTGGTGAAACTGTAGATGAACCTAAAGGTGTAACATTTCCATTACCATCTTTATAATATAATTTATCATCAGTTGTATCTTGAAAAATTTCTAATCCTCTAACTGTACCGTTTGGTACAATAGATCTATTAACTTTTCGTACATTATTATTTGACATAATTAATATTTATTATTTAATATTTGTAATATATTTAATATTATTGAGTATTTCATAACATTGTAATTTGTTGTATTAGTTACAATATCACGAGGATTATAATCATTTAAAATTTCTAATCCCCATTTGAATAATAATAATTCATTTAAAGTACAGGTATCATTAATACCATACTCTAATTGTTGAAAATATTTTTCAACTAATCCTCCAAACTTACATTGTAATGACCACACAACTAATTTAAAGCATACTTCCTCATCTGCTGAATAATCATATCCAGAAAGATTAATGTTACCCCAATCGTTTGGAAGGAAGTCACTTGCAGATAGCTCGTTAAATGTAAGTTCGTTAGTATGCATTATAAATATCGTTTAATTTCTAATCCTACAGAACCATCTAATAAATCATCAGCAAGAACTCCTGCAGCAGTATAAGTTTTAATTCTAATATCATTAGCATTAATACATGTAATAGTTACTATTGAAGCTGGGTTACTAGCAAAATTTGAAGCTGACATTAAACATACTGTTTTTACAGTATCAAATAATCCAACAGAGGTACCAAGATAAGTACCTACACCTGACCTAGTCCAAGTAATAGTACCAATAGTATTTTCTAATACAGCAACAGTTGGAGCAATTACATCTGCTTGATTCATGATTGCTACATATTTATTATATAATGCAGTAGCTACTGGTCCTACTATACCTCTTTCAACAAAAGAAACTACTAATGGATCAGTATCAGTAAATGTACCATTAGAAGCTATATGAGTAACTGTAACCGCATGTTCTGAACCAGAATCACTTTCAGCAGTAACTGTACCCATCCAAAATACATTAGAATCAGATTTCTTACTAACTCTAATTGTTCCAAAGCTTCCACTATTATCAAAACTATCTAAAAATGCAATTAAATTTGTTGCATCAGCATTAGTATTATTAATATATAATTCTGTTACTGAAGCAAGTGTAGCATTATTAAATCTAATTTCTCCAGTACCTGAAGCAGAACCAGTGTTAGAATCAAAATTCCATTCACTTGAAAAACCTCCATAGTTACCTTGGGCACCAGTTGCACCGTTAGTTCCGTTAGTTCCGTTTGCTCCTGTTGCACCAATTAAAGAAGTACCAGCCCCCCAAGAAGTTCCTGTATAAGGTCCGTAGATAAAATATGTATCTGTATCAATATAAAAATCTCCTACGTTAGCTGTTGCTAATGTAGGAACTCCTGTCCCATTATAAATAGTTCTACCATCTTCTCCTTTAAATAAGGTTATGGATTTGCATGTACATCCGCTCATTATAATATTATTTAACAATCACCGCATCCACAGTCACATAAGTTTTCACAAATGACAGTTCCGCTGGCAATAAGGTTGATAGCTTTTTCCCAATCTGCACATGAAAATGCTGACTGGATACCATAAATCAAAATTTCTAATTGATTAATCTTGTCTTTTATTTTAGACAATTTGTCACTGCTACATTCAGTGATAGCTTTATTTTTTAAAGAAGCTAGGCAATTTTCTAAATTGCAAGTAAAAAGTTTGTGTTGAGTTTCATTAGTATATATAGTAGATGATCCATCTGTTATGGTATACACTAATTTATAAATTCCATCTGGTTGAGACCAGGTAACATTTTGTACAGCTAAAAAACTAGCTGGAGCAGGTGCTCCTGTTACTCCAACATAAACATTTATTGTAGGGTCTTTTAAAGTTATTGATGTATTTAGAGTATTACCTAAATAATCATAGATATTTAAATATGCTGTTATGATTTCTGAAGTGTCTAAATGTCCAGGCGTAGTACCAGAATTTGACCATCCCTCAGGATTATTGGTTAAACTGTAAGGCCCAGTTTCTTCGTAAACATCAATTTTATCACACTTATTATTAATACAAATATTGATTTTAGGAACAAGAGCCATTGTTTATATTTTTAATTACTACCCAAAAATAGTAAATATTTTTTTAAAAAAAAAGTAGCCCATCACTGACAGCAAAATCTGTGACAGGCTACTGAGGTTTTCGAGAGAAAAACTTCTTTTATTCGTTCAAATCTGTTGAAGCAAATGTTGGTACTGCAATTGCACCTAATACATCAGCTGCTTTACCAGCAATTGTAGTAGCAGGTAATATGTTAGCAGCATTTAATCCACAATATACTAGAACTGATCCAGTAGCAGAATGAGATGTAACCAATGTATTCATACCTTCAGTCCAACTGATTTCAATAGCACCGTACTTAGCACCAGTTATAACAGTTGAATCTCTTGGAGTTGGAGGAGTACCAATCATTCCATTCATACCTTCGTATCCATAAGTCATGTACTCATCCATAGCAACTTTTTGCCATACTCCAACACCTCCATTTGCACCAACTAATGGTGTAATTGTAGTGCTATCATCTGAGAATGATGCAGTGAAACGATTTACAAAATAATTTCTAAATGAAACTACATCGAATGGTGATGCGATACCTGTAAGAGTAATTCCAAATTCTGCAGCGATTGCTGTAGCGTTTGCAATAACAACTGCATTACCTTCAGCTACTGCTGAAAGCGTAGCTCCAGTATAAGCACGATCAAGTGTCATTGTTTGATTCAAAATATCCATTGCTACTACTTTGTAAACAGGGTCAGTCAATGCTGGAGAAGCTCCTGCAGATACATCAAATCTAATTGAATCACCTACTACTGCAACTGCATCTACATCTGTTCCAAAAGCAACTGTAGTACTTCCATAAGTAGCTGTAATTGTTCCTGCACCTGTATTAGCAGCACCTGCTTCATCACAAAGTACATTTACATCAATGTAAGGTACTGCTTCATCTGCTAAATTAAGAATAAGGTTAGCTGATAATCCAAAAGCTAATTCTTCTTGATCTGCTGCACTACTTGTTTTATACTGTCCAAATAAACTGAAAGGTTGGCTTCTGTTACCTGCATCATTATCATTCTTACGAATTTTAATGTAATACGAAGTATCATTTGCTGATGGCAATGAATTAGTAGTACCATTAAACCCAATAGCAGTAGCTTGCTGTATAGCAGCTACAAACTTGTGCTTAGTAATGTTAATTCTACCTTTAGTTAATACTTCTGACTTTAAAAGTGGTGAAGTAGGCCCTTTCCCTTGTACAATGATAAATTGGTCATTGTCACCTAATGCAACTAGTGCTACTTCAGATAATCTTACTAACCCTAGGTCAGTAATTACAACAGCTCCTACATTTAAGTTAGCTGAAGTTACTACTTCACCTTCTGCTACTGTAATTGCTGATAATAATGTTGTTCCTTCAGCTACTGCTGCAAAAAACTTGTTGTCTGCTCTTCTAAACATTTCTATTTTAGTTTAAATTAATAATTGTTTATTCAACTTCTTTAAATGATTCAATATTTTTCATTTCTTGTTCTCTAACTCTTTCTAGCATTAAGCTAGTTGCAATATCAATGACTACATTATGTGTAGAATCATCAAGTATACAATTTCTTTGATTAGCAGGAATACTTTTATCTACTACAATTCCTTTAGGGTTTTGTAAATAGTTAATAGAATAATCTACTGCTGCAAAAGTTCCATCTGTCACTAACTGATGTCGTTTTGCTGTTGCTGCAATAGACGGATTAAATCCATCTACTTCTCTAGAAAATACTAATCTCCAGAGCATTGCTTTTCCGTATGACTTATAATAAGGTTTCTTATACTTATTATCTGCCAAACGAGATACTTCATCATGAGAGATAACTCTTACCTCTGCTTTAATTTTAGTATCTTCACTAGTACATAAGATTTTATTAATTAATACTTCCTCATGGATAGTATACATAAAATCAGATGGTAAGTCAAAGAACGTACCGTTAGTAAAAACTCCTGTTTGGTCTGAAGAAACAGGTAGCGTAGCTCCTCTTTTTATAAGAGCACTAAGCCCCTGGTTCCTAATTTCAGTTTCTTCAAGACTCTCACCTTTACGGTTATTTTTTCTATCAATATATTTTTTAACATACAAACGTTCAGCTTCAGATAGAACACTTGTTAATTCAAAGTCTTCGTATCCTGGTGAACCAAAACTAGAAGATCTATCTAATTTTAATTCAAGTTCTATTGCCATTTCGTTTGCAGTCATGTCTGTTATTTATTAGCCATATCAATTTGAGATTTAACTCTTAATCGTGATTCTTGGTGATCAGGATCCGAAAGCCAACTTATAGTACTAAGTAAGTCTCCTAACTCAACACCATTATCAAGTACGTAACGTTTATCATTCATTTTATTGATAGCTCCTGCTTCTACACCTTCTTGAACAAATACTCTTTTTGCATAAAGTTCATCATCCACAATAGATAAGAATTTAGAATACGAATTTTCAAGTACTGTAAGAATTTCTCCCTTTAACCAATCTTCATTATGGTTACCTGGAATTGTTCTTCCAATTGCTTTAATAAATCCTTTCATACTAGGGATGCTTGAAGTGATTTCAAGATAGCGTTTACTAGCTCTTGCTTTCATTTCTGCTTCCTCAACTCTTCTGGAGATAACTGAACCTTGATCTACAATCATAAATTCGTACGTAGCTTTATTACGTCTTTCTTCATAACTAGGGGAAACATATTGAGGATTTGCTGTTAATATTTTAAATTTTAACATATCCATAGGATAGCGAAGATTTAAAGTTAACCCGTCTTTTTTCAAAGTAACTCTACCTCTTTTGTCACCTCTCCAAAAGTTTTCTGCTTTTGGTAAGGTAGGGTTTAGGTCAATACCTAATTCTTTTTCAAAGAACTCTTGTTCTGTAATACCATCAGGAAAAGAAGTCATATACTTCTTAACCATTAATCTCTCGTTATTATCAAGTACTATTTTAATGCCACCGCCTTTGCGCTCGCTTTGTAAAGGAACTTGAAAACTTCTCTTAACCTTACCAAACATGTAAGGCTCTTTAGACATTTTACCTTCTTGTCCACCTACTAATAGATTTTTCCATCTACCTGAAGACTCGATTGCTTTAACATCTACTATTTTTTCTTTTAGAAATGAACCATAAATAATTTTCACTTCTGTTTTTGCTGCCTTGCTCTTACTCTTACTTTCCATTATAATATATTTTTTTCTCTCGTTTAAAAATAGCTCCCTTGTTTTTACACAAGGGAGCTTATATTTTATCTTTCTACTGATAGTTGTAAATCAACTACTTTCGTTGGATCTTCAATCATCATTCCTCCCCATTTCTGGAAGTGAACTTCATAACCATCGATCGGTGACGCTACTAATTTTGGCTTACCTTTTCCACCTGCAGAGAAAGGATCTCTCATACCTGGGATATATGCCCAGTTATAATCATCTACTCCTTTTGGCTTAACTCTATAGATTCCTGCATCTTCACCGTAGTCAAGTGCTAAAATTCTGTGAGATTCAGTTACTCCTAAACCATCTGGGTGACGTTGTGGGAAGTATACATCATCATCGAAGAAATCAAGGATTTCAACTCTAATTTCTACACCGTTGTACCATTGGTAAACGTTGTACTGAGGCTCCATTGCCATTTTTGTATTCTTACCTCCGATACTTCCTGATGCAGTGTTACCTGTAAGGAATTTATCAGATACAATTTGTACCGTAGTTCCAGACTTAGCTTGGATAGCTTTAGAGATTTCGATTGCTCCAAATTCTCCTGTCAACAAGTGGATTACACGTTTACCACGTTCAATCTTACCAATACCCATATCCAATAGTAACTCTAAATGCCAGTCAATATCGTATGAATTGTAACGGTGTACGTTAGACGGAGCGATTTGTGAAAAGAAACCTGCACCTGATTCAATAGCATATTTAGTACTATCATCTTTATTCAAGTACTTGTGATCAGCTGTCCAGTTTTTCTTACCATAAAGACACATTCTTGCAAACATTTCTTCACACTGGTGATGAGCAACCATATCTTGATAGTTGATCCACATTGATTCTTTTTGTCCTTTGAAAGAAAATCCAAATTCTAATGGCTCATTCTTTCCTTTGTTGATTGTGTTACCTGCAACCTTGTACTCCATACGTAATGTAGAAGGACGGTTTTCCATTCTCCAAGGAGAAGTGAAGTAAGGCTCTGCACCTTGGTAAGACAATGTAGAAGGTGATAAAGAATAAAACTTAGAGAATCTAGAACCAATTGCCAATTCCTCTACAGGAACTACCAAGTTCTCATCATCAGTAAGTAACTCTACTTCGTATGAATAACGTGAACCTGCATCCATTGATTTCTTTACTAAGAAATGGTAAGCATCAGTTTCACCTTTCAATACATTACTTTCTTCAAATAACGGCTCATCAAAAATAAGTTTGAAACGTTGTCCGTTTGCTCCAATAGTTGCTGGAAAAGCTCCACCTGAAACTGTTCTACCTGACATTGTTTCTGCATCTACTAAAGGAAGATTTTTGTCATGTTGACCTTGCAACATCCAGTTATAAAATCCATTTTCTTGTTCCACCTCTTTAACAGGGAAACGATCAACGAATTCACGTAATTTACCTTGTAAGTTAGTTTTGTAAATCTCTTTGATTACAGTACTGATTAACTCAGGTTTTTGTTGGTACAATGCGTGGAAATGGTTATCTGTTACCAGACCATTGTAATCCATAGCTTCGTACTTTTGTAAAGGAAGTAATTTTCCCATGATTTTAACTATTTTATTTGTTCAACGAATTATTTATTTAACTTCTTTTTTTATCATTAAAAGCACCTTCTAAGAAATCTATTGTTGAAGATGTCTTTGAAGATACTTGACCCGAATTACCATGACCTAATCCTTTCTCTTCATCTTGAGCTAGGACAGAATCTAATTCAGATACTGCTCTTGTTTTTGCAACGTTTTTCAGTTTACCTATATTAGGTGAAAAATTACCTTCCTTATCGATATTAAATAATCCGATAGTATCATAGTAATTAATAAGCATTTGAAAATCACTAGGATTTCTTTCTTGCTTATACATCAGTGACGTAAGTTCTCTACCATTTTGATCTTTATATACAGGAGTACTGATATTAGATTTAATTTTATCTTTAGAAGTCTTATTTAATTTAAGACCTGTGATAAATTCATCTTTAGTATCAATAGCTGACATAAGACTTTTGTAATCGTTAGCATATTTCTCTTGAACTTGTTGCTTTTGTCTAGCAGTTTGTTCCTTAGATTGCTCAACAACTGATGCAGCATTTCTTTTAAGAGAAGGTAGCGCACCTAATGCTTTGCTTTCTAGCTTATCGATTTCATCTGCTTCTTCAATTGCCTCAATTGCTTCTGCATCTGTAAAGTTTTTAGATTTAAGATGTTGGTAATACATTTGCTTTTGTAAATCCTTATTATCTTTAATCTGGTCATCTGAAACTGAATCAAGGAATTCTAATCGTTGTGCCATTTGTATAGCCTGATCAGTATCGTTAAATGCAGTTTCAATTTCTAAGAATCTTTTCTTAGCTCCTGTAAACCCATTTTTCCAATTATCTTTTTCTGCTAATACTCCTGCTCTAACTGTAGCTTCCATTAATTTCTCAATAGTACTACTATCAGCGTCAGCGAGTAAATCTTTTAACTCTTCTTCATCTTCTGGACCATTAATAACTCCTGCATTTATCATATCTTTAATGATTGCAGCATGTTTATTAATTCCAGTAGAAGAGTTTGTTTCTGCAGAACTACCAGTACTTATGGTTAGATCATCATCCTCTGTTTCTTTGTCAATCCCCGATGTAACCGATGTTACAGGAATAATTTCTAATTCATCAGTTGCTTCAGGAGTAGTCTCCTCTGATGAAGAGTCTTTAGGTGAAATAGATGTTTCTACTTCTCCAGGTGCCATAATTTGAACACCTTCCCAAAGATCTGATTCTTCGTTTTCTTTCATTTCTCTCTCAATTTATAATACAATACTAAAATAATTTTTATAAACTATATGTTTAATTTAGGTAAATATCTCCTATAGTTCTATAGCTTAATCCTAATTTGACGAAGCATTCTTTTTTGCATTCGCCCTTTTAATTGCTTCGTTCTCTTTATTAGAACGAATTTTTTCATTAACTTCTTTTGATTTTAATTCTAATGAACCTTGTTTATATTCTTTATCAATTTCTGTACGTTCAAGATCTAATCTATCATCTATACCATTAGAATCGCTATCTATTCTTCTGACACCTTCAAGGTTTAATTTATTATCTTGTTCGACAAGAACTTTCCATTTACTAGCTTCAATCTCAGCGTATTTAACTTTTCTATCTTCTTCTTTGTTAAAGTCTTCTCTTTCGTTAATCTTTTCTTGAGCAGCAATGCCAGCTTGTTGCATTTTTTCTTGAGATTCTCTATCTGCTTGTTGACGCTCATCTTGTTCACGCTGAATTCTTTCAGAAGATTCTGCAAGCTTCCGTCCAGTTTCTTGTACAGATTCAGATTGAGCAACTGCAATAAGATCAGAAATTTTAGCTTGACCATTTTGAATAGCTGCTTGAGACAATTGTTTAATCTCATTATATAATGCAGTGTCTTCTTGAGAATTAGAAACATGAATATCCATTTCTGAAGAAGCAAACTCATCAAAGTTTTCTACCATTACCATGCCCATATCATCTAATAAATATTGCGCACGTTTTGGATATTTTTTATATGCAAACTTACATGCTTCTAAGTATTTAGTTAATGCACGTTTGCGGAAATTAC